TTAATGTTTACGAAGACCAGAAGTATTAAATAAAAAACCAAGATTAAAAAGTGATTTATTTAGTTTACACAGAACTAATAGAGATAATTTTGAAAACACAAAAGCAGATTTTATAATATGTAAAAGAGGTAGTGTAGGTAAGTTGGTGGAAACAGAGGGAACTTATGTTGATGAATACAAGGTTGTTGTTTTTGATAAAAGTAATTTACAGTATGTTAAAGACACTATATTGAATTACGATTGGAGGAACTACAAAACACATCAAAGTTCTCCAAATATTAGCAAGAATGATATTTACAGGCTTTTTTCACGCAAGAGTGAGTTCGCCCTTTTTTAAAATATTAAACCTAACTACTTATATAACACACTAAAGTGTTCAAAACGCTGATGATTAGTAAATTAGAAACATTAAATATAACAGCTAGATTTAGGCTATTTCCTTATGTGGTTTGTGGATCAAATAAAGTTTTGTATCAGTTATCTCATTTTAAAAGAAGAAGAACGTGCCCTTTTAAAAAATTAACTTACAATCCAAAAAGAAAAGCTTACCGGATAAATTCGCAATGGGTCTCTAAGACAAAACTGTATTCTCTTATGCAATTAAAAAATGAAATCATAGAAATTTTTTAACTTATCAACTATTAGTTGATAAAATAGCAGTACCACTCAATTAATTTAGCACCGTATAGAGGTGTTATATGCTAAAAAGTGCGTTAATAAATAGTGGTTTTGCTAGTTCAGCAGATGGTATTGTAGGAAATACTGGTTTTTTTAACTTTTTAGGTGGTGCTACCACAAAAAATGGCACTGCAGTATCTTCTTCATCAGCAAAAACTTTATCTGCTTTTTATAATGGCATAACTATTTTGTGTAACGATTACGCAAAATTGCCAAAATTTGTTATTAAAAAAGAAGGGGATGCAAGAAAAAAAGACACTTCACATCCATTAAACAAACTTATAGATCAGCGGCCAAGTCCTTTAATGTCTGCATTTAATTATGATTCTATCATGATGCAATGTGCTATCTTAAAAGGCAATGCGTATTCAGAAATAGTTAGAAATGCAGCAGGAAAAGTTATTAGTAGAGAATACATTAACGAGGTAGATACACCTGTTACTGTAAAAAAATTCGATGGCAAGCTCTATTATGAATTTGATAATAGAATCCTAGAAGCTAAAGACATAGAGCATGTAATTGGTTTTACAGAAAATGGCATAACTGGAGTAGGCGTTGTTACCTATGCAGCTAAATCGCTAGGAGTAGCATTAAGCAGCCAAGAATTTGCAGAAGAATACTATGCCTCTAGAGGTATTGGTATGGCAGTAGTAACTTCCTCTAAAAATATAGATCCCGAAGCTAAAACAAGATATGGAGATGCTATCCAAGCTCGTTTAAATTCTTCAGCAAATTATAAAGTATCTGTTATAGACGAAGCAGGTTCTTTTCAGCACATAAAACTAACACCCCAAGAAAGTATGTTTTTAGAAACCAACAAATTGGCTGTACAAGAAGTAGCCCGTTGGTTAAACATACCGCCTCATAAATTAAAAGACACAGAGAATTCTAATTATTCTAATATGGAATCTCAAAATATAGATCATGTCTCCAATAGCTTATTGCCATGGTCCATAAAATTTAGGCAAGAAAAAAACTACAAGCTGTTTACCGATGCAGAAAAGAATAGAGGGTATCAAATAAAACACAATACCAACTCTTTACTAGAAGCCGATAAAAAAACCCAAGCAGCATTTTTAAGTACAATGATCTACGCAGGTGTATATACAAGAAATGAAGTTAGAAATCTATTTGATTTAAACGAGTTAGATGGGTTATCAGACCCTTTAACTGCTGTAAATATGAATACAAAAGAGCAAGTAGATGCTAATTTAAAAAAATTAACAGATGAGTAAACCAAGAATAGTAACTAGAGATGCTTTTGTAAGAAATACAACAGCAGAAATGATTGAAAAAAGACAGGTAGAATTTGTGATATCTACAGAAGCTGTAGATACTTATAGAACTGTTTTTAAGTTAGATGGTTGGGACTTAGCAGACTATACTAGAAATCCAATAGTATGCTATCAGCATCGAGCAAATTCAGACGATCCAGACAATATTATAGGTACTTCTACAGTACGAGTAGAAGGGGACGAGCTTATAGGTACAGTAACTTTTGAGCCAGCAGAAATTAATCCAAGAGCAGAAAAGATTTTTCAAAAAGTACAGTCTGGTACATTAAGAATGGCCTCTGTAGGAGCCAATGTGCAAACAGCAAGATTTGGTGTAGAAGAAAACGAAGAAGATCCAGAGGTATTGTATTTTACAAAACAACGCTTAATGGAGTGGTCTGTAGTTTCTGTAGGGTCAAATCCAGATGCTCATAAAAGAAACGCAGAAACTCTAGAAGAAATGCGTAGTTCTTTAACAAAAGAAATCAACGTAGAATCAGAAGAAATAGTCTCTTTTGATCCAACAAAAAGAAGTCTGCGAGAAGCAGAATTATTAATAAATAAGTAAATAGTAAAGATGAAAAATTCAATTGAATTAAAACAAGAACGTGCTTCTCTAATAGACCAAGCACAAGGGTTAGTAGATACTGCTAAAGCCGAAAAAAGAGAGCTAACCTCAGAAGAAGAAACCTCTTTTGATAATTTTATGGCTCAAAGAACAGCCTTAGATGCTAAAATTACAAGAGCAGAAGGTATTGAAGAAAATCAAAAACGAGCTGCACAGGCTGCTGGTGTTATTGTTGGTGGCAACGAGCAAAAAGAAAAAGGTACTTTAAAAAAGCGTTTTTCGCTTCATAAAGCCTTGAGATCTCAATTACCAGGTGGGGTGTTAGATGGTGTAGAAGCAGAATTGCATCAAGAGGCTTTAAGAGAAGCCAAAGAATTTGGAGGTACTATTGAAGGAGTTGCTGTACCAAACAGCATGAGGGCAGATGCACAAACCGTTACCCAAGATTCAGGAAACTTTGGAGGTAAACTAGTTTTTGAAGAATACAAAGGGCTTATAGATGCTTTAACGCCAAAGCCAATTGTACAAAGTTTAGGCGCACAATACATGCGTGGTTTAACTGGTCCAGCGTCTTTTGTTACCAATGCTGGTGGTATTACTGCTACGTGGGAGGGTGAAATAGATACGGTTTCTCCAACCAAAACGCAGTATGGTAAAAAATCCATGGATGCCAAACGATTGTCAGCTACTGTGCCAATTTCTGTTCAAAACCTTCATCAATCTGTGATATCTTTAGAAACTGTAACCGCTAATGACATTCGTTTAGCTACAGAGAGAGCTATAGATTATGCAGTAATTAATGGTTCTGGTACAGGTAATGTTCCTTTAGGTATTTTAAATGCGGCTGGCGTTAATACCATTGCAATGGGTACTAATGGTGCTGCGCCTACATGGGCAAAATTAGTAGAAATGATTACGTTGCTAGAAGATGCCAATGCAGTTACTGGAGAGATTAAGTATTTAATAAATGCCCTTACAAAAGGCTATCTAAAAAGCCACTTGCATACAGCAGGAGATGCTAAGTACTTAATGAGTTCAGATAATTTAATCAATGGCTTACAAACAGGAGTTTCAACTTTTGTTCCTAAAAACTTAACCAAAGGAACTGGTACTAATTTATCGTCTGCAATTGCAGGAGATTTTAGTAAAGTTATTATTGGAGAATGGGGCTTCTCAGATATGGTAGTAGATAATATTACTCGTAAAAAAGAAGGTCTTATAGAAATTACAAACAATCAGTATGTAGATGTGCTTATTAAAGAAGAAAAAGCATTTACTGTGATCAAAGATTTTGATTTGTCTTAATAAGTGATTTGAGTTAATAGTGATTGGGGGTCTGTTTTTAGGGGGCAGGCCCTTTTTTTTAAAATAGTTTAATAGTAAAAAATATAATTATGTCATTGTCAAAAATATTAAAAAATAAAACAGCAGAAGATTTTGAAAGAACTGAATTAGAATCTTTAGCAAATGAATATGGTGTTTCGTTTACTGAAACAAATAGAAGCATTACAATTTTTTCAAACTTAGTAAAATCTTTAGAAAGTTTTACAGCAGAAAAAGTAAAAGTAAAATTTTTAGTATCTCCAACAGGGTTGTATGGTTTGGGGTACAATGTAGGGGATGTAGCTCCTTTATCAAAAACCCAAGCAGATACCATTGTAGAAAATAAACATGGTGTATTTGTAACTAAAAAATAATCGATCATGGCTTTTTATATAGAATTAGATCACACACCAGACGAAATTGTAACACTTCAAGAGTTTAAGGCTCAGTTAAAAGAAGTAGATCCAACAGAAGATCATCCAGAAGATGCGTTGTTTCAACAATACATAGATGCAGCGGTAGAAGAATGTGAATCGTATATAAACAGAGCTATTGTAGAAAAAAAATACAAAATATATGGTAAAAGCTTTGAAGAAGCAATTACAAGTTCTTTGCATACCATTATTGCTATCGATGAAATAGCGTACAAGCCAGCAGATTACACAAGTGGTAATTTAACTGTTTTAGATGCAGAAAATTACACGTTAAGCAAAGTAGATTCTGTAGAAAACAAAATAGAATTTTTGGAAAATAGTACGCTTCCAAAAATTAAAGAATTTACACCAGATGCAGTGCAGGTTTCTATTACTGTAGGCTTGCCAAAGGTGTATAAAAAAATAAAGCAAGCTGTGTTGTTAAAAGCAGTAGCTATGGATCAATTGCGTGGAGATTACGTAAAAAACAAAACCACTGCATCAGAAAGGTTGTTGCAGTCATTAATAAAATATTAAAGTGCAAGTAAAACTAGGAGCTTTTAAAAACAAGATACAAATTCTGCAAGAATCTAAAACTAAAGATGCAGCAGGAAGTACGGTTACAGCTACCTCAGTTTTAAAGAATTGTTGGGCGCAGCAATTAGAAATGTCATCAAAAGAAGATGAAGAAGATGGTAAAATAAGAGCCATTTTTGATGCCTCTTTTATTATAAAATACGATGCTAGACTGGTAAAAGGAAAAGCAGTTGGCATGTTGGTAAAAGACGATGAAGGTATTTTTTACAATATAGAAAATGCTATTGAAATAGAGCGAAGAAAATTTGTACGTATAAACGCTTCTAAAAATGAGTAAGCAATTTGTAGAAATAAAAGGCTTTAAAGAATTGCAGCGCAAAATAGCTTTGTTGGGAGATGATAAAAGCAAGCGTAAAGAAGTAGAAAAGATATTAGGACAAGTAGCTAATTCTAGTGTAAAGGTTGCAAAACAGTTAGCACCTGTTAGTAAAAAGCCTCACGTCCAGAAAAGAAAAGGACAGGCTTTTGGAGTTTATATTACACCAGGTACAGGTAAAAAAAGTATCGGAAAAAAAACCATGCGTAGAGCTAAAAACCCTACAGTATATGTAAGTCCTAGAAGTACAAGAAAAGCAGATGGTTGGTATTTAAGACAGTTTGTAATACCAGGCACAAAAAAAATAAGAGCCAATTCATTTATAGATAGGGCTTATAACCAAACCAAGGGTGGTGTAACGGTAGATGCAGAGAAACGTGTGGCAAGATACATTCAAAAACAAATAAACAGATTAAGCAATGCTTAAAGAATTTTCAGATCAAATAGTAGCAGATTTAAATGCAGCTTCAGCATTAACAACCTTGTTAGATGCTGGTGG